GACACATTTATTGCTGAAGTACATGCGAATACTTCAGAATCAGGATCTGCTGATAGTCGCACTATCGCTGGTTTAGTAGTTGATGGTTCAGACAATGTTTATTTAGCTGGATATTCAACTAAATCAACAGGTGGCTATGAAACTTGGTTCATTAAAACTGATGCACTTTTTTCTGACTTCACGATTGACAGAGTTTCTAACACTAGCGCCACTGAACAAGGTAACTGGTATTGCCAAGATTTATTTAATACCAGAACAGCAGGAAGTTCGACTGACCAAATTTGGTGGGGTGGACAAGTACAAAACGTAAGCCCTGAAATACCTCGATGGTGTGCCACAATGAAATCGGATTTGAGTGAAGAAACCGATACCTTCGGTGGCTTTATGTGGTATTACAACACATGGCCTTTTGATTCAAGTAGCAACTATACCGGCGCTCCAGATCAAGGTGTTATTGTTTCTAGTGATTCCTACTTTGTTGCAGGTTCATCTAACCTTTACGAAAATAAACAAAGTTATCAAAGAGCTACGTTTCAAACTTTATTTGCAAAAAGCACTAGCGAATACGCAATTAGTTACGCTAAAAGCTATACACCGGGATGGTTTCAAAATAGTTACCCGACTGGGGTTTGGTTAAGAGAGACTGGTGATACAACTAACAATTTTACTGCCAACGATTTTTATTTTGGGACACAAATTTCTTCCTATGGAAGTAACGGGTGTCAACTTTACAGACGTTATGGCAGCGGTCACGGCTCAGAAGATAACCATAATTACTACCCGAGTACAGGAACTATTAATGGGAGATTTGATGTAACTGGTAGAGGAGATTACCTTTACTTGCAATGCCAAAACAGTGGTGATGCTTCAACCCATTTATGTAAAATTAATGAGTTTGGTACGTCCAGCGGCGATATTGTTTGGTCACGAGAAACATATAGAGATGGTCAAAATAACCCACAGGGGTACCACACAAAACCAATAATTGATTCAAACGACAATGTTTGGCAAACCCATACCTATGAATACATTGATGGTTCTGCTACCCGATACGGAAACCTTCTTTATAGGTACAACAGCAGCGGCACACTTGACCGTTGTTACGATTTACGACAAGCAACAGATACTACGCAATCCACTAACTACATCTTTCCTACACAGCTAGGCTTAAATTCCACTGAAGAAATAATTTACATGGCGTTTGGTGCTTATGTAGATGGCAGCGGTGGAAACACTGGTGCTTATGTAATGGCAGTTAAAACAGATGGTTCCACGACAGGTACTGCAACTCTTGGTACTGGGTCTGGTACTGATCCAGAAGATACGACGTGGGTTCTAACGTCAGATACATCGTACGCTACAAGCTCAACTTCGGATTGGACTAAGGCTTCTACAAGCGGTGTTTCTTGGGGGACTATTCAACCGAATCAATTCACAGATATAACTGCGACAACAACAGCTAAAACAGGCGAAATCACGTTAGGCGCTTTCTGATGTTGAACATTGTTTACATGGACACAGATGGCAATTACCCACGACATTCAGGGGATATTCAAGCTGTTCATCCAGATTGGAATGTAGGAGATCCTTTACCAACCGGGTGGCGTGCTGTCGAAGTTGATGATTGTCCCGAAACTGTTGTGACTTATCCTGAAGATGCGTCTGACGAAAACCCTAAGCCTCCCTTGACTTATCAAAAGTTGGTTCGAGAAGCCCCTGTTTATAACGCTGAATCAGATAAATGGACGCAGGGCTGGAGTGTAGAAACTTTGGATTGGGACACATTAGATGAAACTGGTTGATGCACCCGGTAAAGCAAACACCGGACGGCCACTCAAACCATTCGGCATAGTCGTCCACCACACCGCCTCTAACCGCAATGCAGATCCCGACAACGTGGTCGCAATGTGTGTCCGAGGAGTCAACAAAGTACCCGGACCTCTATACAACTACCTCATAAAACGTGATGGCACCATTGTCAAGTTGACTGCCGAGAACGTGAAAGCTAACCACGCTGGCCGTGGCTTACAGTCAGTGTTGACACGGATGCAGCAGAATAATCCTGTTATCGGTGACGCTACTGGCCCCGGTAAGATTAGCGCTAACTCTCGTTTAATAGGTATTTCTCTTATTAATGACGGGTTGGGGGAAGATATTCCCGGTTCACAAATGGACGCACTCGTAGAGTTGTGCGCCTTTTTGTGCGACGGGCATAACTGGAATCCTGCCTGTGCTGTGATAGGCCACAAAGAATGGACCTCACGCAAAGTTGATCCCTTGTTCTCAATGAATGAGCTTCGAGGGATGATTCAACGACGCATGGTCACAGACACTCCTGTAATGACTTTACCTAAGGAACCAGAGGACGGGCTTGTTCCGTTCCCCGGAACGCTACGCAAAGGCTCACGCAGCCAAGCAGTTGTTCATGTTCAACGAGTAGTAGGAGCTTTAGCCGACGGAATATTCGGGCGTGGTACACTCGCCAAAGTAAAACAATGGCAGCGAGCCAAAGGGCTTGTTGCAGATGGCGTAGTTGGTCCAAAGACTTGGGCGGCTATGCAGATACGGAGACAAGAAGTTGTTCAACCAGCGTTTTATTAAAGACAGTTTAGAACGTGCCGTCGCTACCTTCGCTCAGGCGTGGGTTGCAGCTATGGCAGTTCCGGGTCCAGATTGGATGGACTCATTGAAGGTCGCCGGAGTTGCGGCCCTTGTAGCTATTGGTAAGGCTGTTGCAGCCAGAAAAGTGGGTGATCCCGAAACGGCATCAGTTACCGGTTAGAAAGATGAGGCTGTTCGGTGCCGCTCCCTGCTGTCAATCCGTACAACAAAGATGAGATTGAGTATCAAGAGCCGGGGTTCGACTACGCCCCGAAATATCCGGGCAGCTACGATTACAACGAAAGCGGAATCGCTTATGCGGAGTCCGGCTTTCCTTATCAGAAACGTGATGCGACTGTATCCGTCAGCACTATTGCGTGTTCGGCGGATCTGTCGCTTACGTTTGCATATGTTTATACACCGAAACGTCCGGGTGGCGTAGGCTATTCAAGCGGTTATGACTACAACAAGACCGGGTTCGATTACAACGAACGTGATTCCTCGATACCCGATAACCGTCTCTTGGTGGATTACAGCCAGTCGGGTGTTGGCTATTCTCAGCCTACCGATACTGGTTTTACTGTTACGGCGATTGCGACACCGGCCACAATCGGTGTTACGACGACGTTTTCGGCAAGCCCGTCGGTCCCAGCGACAGCTACTCCGTCTACAGTCGCCTGTCCGGTAGTAATTGTACCTTCAGTTACTGCCAACTCAATCAGCGTACACGGCGGCATCACTGCTCCGGCTACCCTCCCCACACCCACCATCTCAGCGGTCGCTACACCGGCTACAGTGGCGACTGCGGCGACGTTCCCCGGCCACTCGCTCTACATCACTGTCGATGCGACACCGGGAGTCATTGCAGCTACGACAACTATGCCATCGGAAACACCGAGCGGTAATTACACAGCAGTTGTAGATACTATTGCAGCAGTAGTGAGTTCCGAATTTGGGGCTGACCCTGTTTATCGGTTGGTTGTGATACCTACTGAGAATACTGTTCCTCCTATTGGTGTTAGAGAAGATGCATCTCCTGCTGCTTATGCTTTGATGCGTCACTTCCAGCCACGGGCTAAAGGCGATAACATATTTATTGTTAATGGGACAACTGTGCAATCTTTCTTACCGCATGACTGGGGAACAGTTACACGGTGGATATATGGAGGGCATGACAGTCCGAGAGATTTAACACAATCAGAAGAAACAGTGTTAGTAGCAGCAGGATATTCTTTCAGAGTAGGTCCAGAATAATGCCAATTTATAATTACCGATGTCTCGATTGTGGCTTGACACACGAGATCCGTCATGGGTTCGATGAAACCTATGACGATGTTTGCGATGCGTGCGAAGGGATAGTTCGCAAATACTTTGGTGATGTTTACATTGCTGCCTCAGCTACACCAACAAGAGGTATGCATGATGGAAAAGCGATTGATTGGGCTGGGAGTAAAGCTAAAGAAAGAGATAAAGAAAGGGATATGGCAGCCTACAAACGCCTCCGATCTGAAGGTATTCAGCCGAAGAACATTGATGGCGCTGCCAAAATGGAACGAGAAGCCTTAACCTCTCACGAAATTAAAGCTGGAACGCTTCTCCAAGGGCCGAAGTCAGAAAAAAAACGTAAAGAACGTGCCCTTAACGACGTTCTTGGGAGTAGTTAATGACTGCACAAGGATGGATTGACGAAACACGGGACATGCTTTTGTCCGGGTACGTGGAAGAACTTTTACTTCTAGCTTCCGATGCGACAAGTAGCGCAACGACATTAAGTGTCACGGGAGCAGCAAGTTCAGGTATTACTACCGGTATCGTCATAGAAGTAAACACAGAAGCAATGTATGTTACCGCTGTAAGTGGCACGGATGTCAGTGTTATACGTGCATACGGTGGTTCGACAGCAACGAGTCATACTGCTAGTGACATCGTTCGAGTATCACCCAAATTCCCTGCATACAGAATCATGGAAGCTCTCAACAACGACTTACGTGATTTGTCATCCCCTGACAATGGGCTCTTTCAAATCAAAACAACAAGTTTTACTTACAACGCTTCCCAAGAAGGTTACAACCTCTCAGGTTTAACCAGCGAAGAAGTCCAATCTATTTACACAGTGACTTACGCAGACCCCATTCCTGTTGAAGCTAGCGAACCAGAGATCCGTTCATGGAGATTAAAAAGAAACAGAGACACCGCTGCATTCAATAGTGGCTTGGCATTAATTCTTTACGGGCCGGGATGGCCGGGTAAAAAAGTAACAGTGAGTTACAAATCTCCTCTCACTTTGATTACCGCAACAACTGACGCCAAGTCAGGAACCGGGCTCCCATCTACTGCTTACGACCTACCCCCTCTTGGCGCAGCGTTAGCGTTAATGACAACGACACCCATACGTCGAGAATTTTTGGATGCACAAGGAATGCATAGGCGTGCCGAAGAAGTTCCTCCCGGTGCTATCTCTGCGTCAATGCGAGATCTCAGAATGCGTAGAGAAATGCGAGTCGCTGCCGAATCAGCACGCATAGCTGCTATGTATCCACAAGTTTGGCAACGCAACTCTAGTCACCAAGCGTTGTAATCATGGCGTTTAACTCTGAGTACCTTCCGGTTGAACTGGATAGT